TGGTCTTTATTGTGAATTCCTCCACTACCTCCTACGCTTAGGTTTAAGCAGTTTGGATTTTTTAAATCCTGTTCTGTTATTAAATTAATTTCAGCTTGGACTAATTCTTCTCTTGATTAAAATTGCTCCAGTATTTCAAACTTAAAATTGTCTCTACCGTATTTATTTAATTCATAATACAATCTTTTACCACTTCCTAAATAACCGTCATCTAAACGATTAGTTGAATGCATTCCCAGATAATATCTACCATTTATAAGATTTGTTGTCTTATATGTGAAATGATATTTTTTATTCTCTTTGATGTTAGCCATATTTATTTTTTATTATAAATAGGTTAACTTTTCAAAAAGTCTACAGTACTCCTAGAAGGAATTGAACCTCCATTTCATCCTTATCAGAGATGTGTGCTAACCATTCTACTATAGGAGCAATTGCGCCCGTAACTGGAATCGAACCAGCCTTGTTAACTACTTGTAGTATGCATCAACTCTTTGCTCCAATCCTAGTATTAAGGAGTGTTGTGTACCTACTACCCTCACTAACCCACTCGATGTGTTCTCTGCGTATCCACAGCACATCTATACGTGCATTTTTGCGGACTTGGGGAATTTCGAAATCCCGACCCTTTGCTTAACAGGCAAACGCTCTTCCTCTGAGCTACAAGTCCAAGGTTAATAAAGTGGGGATTACAGGTTACGCTCCTGTCTCTCATGGGCTTCAACCATGCGCTTTCACTAGATTAGCTTAATCCCCTTTTACTACTACTCGTCCCAATCTCCATCCTTCTGGGATTGAATCTCCTTTGTGTATTTTTTTATTTTCAACTTCATTCGTAATCCAACGAGTCCCGTACTGAGAGTTACTGGTTCCTTTTCCTAAATTTCTTTCTATTCGTACATTTTTCATTCTTTCGATAGTTTCTGCTTTATGTTTTTTTCCTACCCAAGAATAATGTTCTGATATATTGCTAAATTTCACTCCTCTTTCTTTCGCTCTTTTCTGACCTTGCCTGATTGCTTCGTAGTATTTTTCTTTAAATTCAGAATCTGTCTGTAGGAGTAGTGCTTTTGCTATATTTGCCATTTCTCTCCCTCTATCCGACCATTCTCTACTAAATCCTCCATCTCCTCCAACTTTTAAATTCATGCACTCTTTCTTAGCAATTTCTTGAAGAGATACTATTTCTTTTTCTCTTGCTGCTAACTCTTCTCTTGAATTTAAAAACTCTAAGATCTCTATCTTAAAATTCTCTTTACCATGTTTATTTATAGATCTTCTTAGTAGTGTACCAGACCCTAGATAGCCATCATCTAGATTATTTGTTGAATGCATTCCTATATAATATCTTCCACTTAATAGATTTGTAGTCTTATAAATAAAATGGTACCTTTTTCTTGTACCGTATTCCTTCTTTGCCATAATATATTCCCTTTCTAATAAATAGCAAGGAAATACAAAAACAGCATTTTGGAGGAAGACATGGGAATCGAACCCACAACAGTGTTACCTGCTACTTGTTTTCAAGACAAGCTCCTCGTCCATTCGGCCGCCTTCCAATTTTATCCAATATGTCAAAGATCCTTTGTTACTTTATACTCGATAAAGATAGTACTTTACCCAATACGAAACAACTTTTTTTTAATTTCTTCTATATTCCCAAGTAAATCCTCCTGCAGTTCTTTGTCTACCTTGTAAGCAATTAGAGATATTTACATAATATAGTTTTAAATTATCAGCAGCTTGTTTAAGTGATTCCCACTCTCTAACAAATGTACCTTCTTTTGTATACTGAAGAACTGCTTTATACTTCTTTCTTGAGATAGCTTGTTCGTCTCTGCTTGCAAGTCTCTTTGTTTGAAAGGATCTATAATCCGTACTAGCTACTCTCTTTCTTAGACTCTCTTTAGAAAATACTCCTGATCTGTCTTCTGTTCCTGTCAACCTACAATTTAGTCCTTCTTGTAGTACGTTGTAATACTCCTGCCAATACCTTTCTCTTACATTAAGATCTTCAGTAACACATTCTTCTACTACTTCAAAAATATGATTAGAAAAGCCGTACTTCATTAAGGAACGGTATAATATTACTTGTCCTTTACTTTTGTTTTTATTAGAATACTCAATTCTTCTACGTTCTATATTTGTACTTTGTCCTATATAAACTTTCCCTGTCGGATTTGTAATTTTATAAATTCCTATCATTTTATTACTTATATTTAAAGATAATGATAATATCTCTATCTACCAACTAATTCCATAAAAAAACCCGAATCTTTTTTCTTGATCCGGGTTCTTATTAGAATTTATATGTATAAATAATTTTATATCATATCCCGGTTTTGGTTGTTTTCGGTTCGTTATTATACGTAAAGCCCATCACAACATCTCCACATAACGAATCCGACCATGTACTAATGGCTCTCTGCGCTGTGTTATTTAGTTGATGTATGTTTTGTTGTGCTTTCATTTTAATTACTTTCTATATATAAATATATGAAATTTTCCATTCCGATCCAACTGTAAGTTGATTTATTTTTTATTTATTTTTTTGCTTGTGCTTTCCACATTGCAGCTGCTGCTACTTTTTGTCCTGCTTCTTTTGAACCGTATTTCTTTTCTGCAGCTTTTTCTACTTTTTCAAATCCTGGACCTTTCTTTCCAATGTCTTTTCCTGCTTTAGCTTTTTTTACTACAGCTGATTTTTCTTTGGCTGTCATTCCTGCTGAAGGAGCTGCTTCTTCAATTCCTTCTTCAGTATATTTTTTTTCTAGGTGTCCTTTTAAATCCTCAGCTTTGTTCTTTATTCGACCTATCAACCCTGTTTTTAGGTTCTTGAAAGCAGCTTTCATCGCTGCATTATCATCTGCAAGAATTGCATTTCCTAAGTCAGACATTAATTGATCTACTGATTTTTCTTCTTTAAGAACTTGTTTAGAAGCAATTGCTTCTTTTATAATTTTGACTAAGTCTGATTTTTTCATTGTTATGTTTTTTTATATAAATATACTACTTTTTACCTAAATTGTCAATTAGTTTATCTAATTCTTTCTTAATATGAGTGACATCTGATTTCATACGATTGTGATCAGCAAGTGATTGCTTATCTAGCATAAGATCTTCTGTTAGCTTTTTAGTTAAAATATTTGTCTCACTATCTAATTCTAAATCTCTAGTTGCTTGTGCTGCATCTTTTTCACTTTGTCTTTTACCTGCCATTAAAATTAATGGAGTAGCGTATGCTGCTTCTGTTGAAAAGAATAAGTTTAATAGTATAAATGGATACGGATCAAATTTATATAATTGTGAAATATTAAAAAATACCCATACTAAAACTACAATCGATTGTATTATTATAAAAGTCCAAGATCCTATAAAGTTTGATATTTTATCAGCTAATATAAAACCTAATTCTTTTAATTTTTTCATTATCCCTATTTCTAAATAAATAGCAAGGAAGTACGAAAATAGCTTTGTAGTCAGGACAGGAATCGAACCTGCATCATTCCGCACCTGTCGGAATATTACGGATTGGTTACCGTAAGTGTTGACCATTACACCACCTGACTAACTGCATTCCTGAAAATGCAACAGAATATGTAACAATTGTAGTTAGGACGGGACTCGAACCCGTACCGCTTCCGTACTCCTGCGTTGATGCGTTTTTTGTTTAATGTGTGTGAGGGTCCGCTACCTCATGCAAGTTTTTCTGTGTCTACCAATTCCACCACCTAACTTCCTTACCAACCTTGGTCTTTCTTGTAGCTTTCCGAGTTATCAGTTACGGGGCTTGTACAAGATCAGGGTTTCTGATTAATGATTTGCTTGTACTCTAGATTACTATAAACCCTTTTTCATCCGTTTAGCACCATCATTAATTAACAGCGAGCATTGGTAATTTGTTTTAAACTAAAGGTGTGTTGTTACACCAAGATACGAGGTTCGTTACCACCTACGTGTGACACCCAATAACGATTTCCCTGGATGTTGACTTTTTGTCCGTACACTCCCACTAGGGGACAACTCTTTAAAAGATGCATACTATCAATGCTACTTCCCATTAGTTTATATTTAATAAAACATTCCAGCCACATTGGGAGAGCCGCAGTTCCCACGTTGTTTAAAGACTTTCTTTGCGGACCTATCTACTGGGAGGTGTTTTATTTTACAGCTGTAGTATCTACTGCAGTTGAGTCTACGCTTACTGAATCGACTTGTACTGAGGTTGAATCTACTGTTGTTAAGGAAGCTGGTGCTTCAACTTTTTTACAACTTACTGCCACTAAAGCCACTAAGGCTAATGCTAAAAATACTTTTTTCATTTTTGTTTTTATTTATTTATTATACTTAAATTTACGAATTATTTTTGTTCATCACATTTTTTTTAATAACATTATTCAACACTATTCTATTAC